TCAAGCGCCAGCATCGCCGTTTCCCTGCGCCCGCTGGTGCTTGACCAGAGCAGTGATCACGCCGCCGAGCTGCTCGCCGTCGAGCCAAGAAAGCCCCACGCCGTACATACGCTTGGCAATCGCCTCGACGTATGCCCACGGCTTTTTTGTCTCAATGCGAAGCGCGTTGATTTTCTTGAGCAGTTCCGCAAATTCCGGGCGAACCTTCGGGGCCTTGGGGAGGCTCCCTTTCCATCCGCGCTTGCGCAGGGCGGCGATAACCGCAACAAGCTGGCGATCCGTGCAGGATGCCGCCGAGATTTTGCCGGTCAGATTAAACAGCATGGCGCGATAGGTATCTTCATCAAGTCCAAGGTCTTTTTGTGCGATATGTATCTTTGCCATAAGCGAATTGCGCGATTCCATTCAGCACCTCACAAGGTTGTCGACGGGGTGAAGCTCAACGCCGCCGTACACCATGACGGCGACATACCAAAGGCCGTCGGCGGCGCGGATGGGCGCGCTGGCCACGTAGCCCGTCCAGACGGGTGACGCGCCGGGCACGCCGCGCGGCACTTTGACGCGGGTCTTTACGGGAAGATCCGGCACGGTCACGGGCGTGATCTCGCCGCCCGCCGCGAACTCGGCGGCAAGGGCGGCGACTTCGCCGGGGCAGAGGAACAGCTTTCGATCCTCCAGATCGTACCAGCGCCGATCGAGCCGAACCCGGAAGCGCCCGGCGGGGCCGCCGTGGTTTTCCGCCGGGGAAAGCTCGATCTTCATGCGAATGGTGCCAAAACGTACACCAATAGAGCCGCAGAAAATTTTATCCGGGCGTGTCATTGCGCGCGCCACGGTTTGTTTTGGGGCATGGATGCGACAGGTGCAGCACTGTTCAGGGCGTCGCAACATACCTTGACCATCTTCTCGGCGGCTTCGGGCGCGTCTTTATCAATAAAGAAAGCCGCCGCGATGCGCTTCTTCACCGTGTCCTGAATAGCGGGAATGTCAGTGCCGGAGCGGGTGGGGATGAAACGGGGCATATATCCTCCTGCTGTTGCTTGTGCTCGTCAGGCCGGAAATCATCCGGCGACGGCCTTGAAAGGCCGTTTCGCACTGTTTATCTGGCTAAAAGCCTGTCTATCTTTTTTTCTATGATGTTCTGCTCGTCGATGAGCTTCTTCATCTTTTTCTTCCATACACAAAATTCTTCTATGTCTCCCGGTTGTGCGTTTGCGAGTATACACCGCTGCTTGCTGAGTTCCTCGTCGCGTTTCATGAGCATCTTAAACTGCCTGTCCCTATGTATCTCTTTGCATTCAGAGACAACGGAATCCACACGTAAGAACAAGCAAGCGGAAAGGAAACCTTCTATGATGATTTCCTTAGGGAACATCTGGAGTTTTTTTTACAGCTTCACTCGCTCCGCTTGCTTCTTTCATGCGATGACTCCATAAGGTTCACCCGTGACCGGCGTGGACAAAGGAATATGCTCTGCGGACAACATCCCGGCCAGCCAGTCTTGTGGGCGACTTTCGTCCGCTTTGATAGGATCGCCTATTTTCAGATTGTCAGGCATTGCGGCCCGAATAAGGGCGTCCTTGACCGGAACCAGTGCGTCGGACGTAACCGGGGCCACCTTCTTCTGGGCAATCATTCGGCTGCTGATCACGTCTACAGCACCGAAAAGGAAGGAGTTCCGCGCCTCGCGCTTCGATTTTGCGGAACGAAGCCTGCGGGCGGGACCGCGCATGTGCTCGGAAGCCAGACGCAGCAGCGTCTTGTACAGATAGCCGTACATCCAGCCGCATACCTCGGGATCGGCACCAACGCCGACAAAGGAGGTCTCGCCTGAGAACTCGTCATGGTAATAGTCACAGTCAAAAACCCGTGCCGTTCTGGCGGCAAGGACATATGCCCATTTTTCCAGAGCTTTTCGCGTTTTACGGTTTACCTGCCGGGCGCTTGCCGTTTCGGCGTCGCATCCGATGGAGTCCATCGTGAGGTTGTACTCTGACAACATCTGCTGGACCCGCTGCGCCGCAAGAGCCGCCTCGTGCGGATTCGCCGACTGAGACAGGTGCAGCAGCTTGCGTATCCGCTCGATAATCCTGTCTTGATCCATCATTTCTCTCGTATCCTTTTCGCTTAGTTCATCTTTACATGCTTCACACGGTCTTTCACTTCCGCTCGTTTGGCGTTGTTGAACCGATCCACCGTACCGACAAGGTAGCCGGTAATCCGGCGGATACGCTCAAACTTGACGCCCTCGCCGACAATCAGCTTGCCGTCGCGCCTTGTGACGGGCATATGGTCAATCAGTTCCATTTTCCATCCTTACTTATAACAGTAACTTCAAGCGACACGGACAGGCCCTTTGTTTCGTGGTAGTCCTTCAACATGGCAGGCATATCTCTTTCCATGCCGTCAACAAAGCCACTCAGGAAGGCACTGACTACCGGAACCGTAGACGCTGTGACCTTGACCGTATCGGTAAGTATCTGGTGCATAAGCGACAGGCCGTCCGCAAACCCTACGAGCATCCCGCTCTCGAAGTCGGGACTTAGCAATTCATTCTCACCCTTAGACATGTTTTTCCTCCTCTTCTCCCTACTTAAACGCCCGCGCTTCGATGATAGCCCATGACACTTCTTCCATTCCGCTGCTGACTGCGGAAAGTATACGCAGCACATCCGGGCGTTCATCATGCGCATACGTCATTGCCAGATTGAGCGCTTCCGATGCCTCGGCCATATGTCGCTCGGCGGCCGCCATAGCATCATCAAAGGTTTTGGGTTGCGCCTCCCACCGATCGATGCGGGCGATCATCTCTTTGACAATAAATGTCGGTAGTTGGATATCGGGATGCACCGTATCGCACATCTCACGGACAATACTCAGCGCGCTGTCGGAAATCGGCCTGTCGCTCATCACCTTTCTTCCTTGTTTATCGGTTATGGACGTTCCGTCCTTTCGGCTCGCATCATCAGGCCCGGTAGCCAACCCGGACGACCGCCCCGTGGGGCGGTTTCGCGTTATTCTTCGCCAACTTCGGTCAATGTAAGCTCCACCTTGAACTTATCGTCGCCTATCCTGCATTTAAACCCCAGAGCTTCGATATCGGCTCCTTCCATAACCCGTATGGCCTGTGCTATGGTCGCTTCCCAAGGTCTTTCAACAACCTTCTTAATCAACAGTTCTTCATCAAAAGACATACCCATTCCTTCACCCCTGATCCGCGCTTTCAGAGTCAAGCAATTCAAACGTAACTTTCAGCTTGAACACGCCGGAAACGATATGCGTAGCAGTCAAACAAGCAGTTTCCATATTAAACATGAGCGAAAGATAATCGGCGAGCGTCGCGTCAAGCCACTTGTCTTTGACCGCTTGCTTGCATTCTTGGACTTCGCCTTCATTCATCTTGATGCTCCTTCAATACATTGTTGATTTCTTCCACCCCCGCCGTGTCCACGGCCTTTACTTGTATAAAGCCGTCTTCATCGCGATAGACGATAAGCGTTTTTTGGTTCACCCATGCAATCAGGCACTTTTCCAGAATGCTTTCCGTCGCGGCGTTATTCCTGCGCATGTTGTCGATCGTCTTTATCTGTTCGATATGCCGGTGGTACTCTTTCCAAGTCGCATAGGCGGACGAGGCCAGCCACGCGAGCGGGAACAGGATCAGAAAGGCACTGACGGCCAGATCCGCAAACTTCATTCTCTCCCCTCCCTGATCCGCCGGACGGCATCCGGCGGAAAGCCCGCGTCCATCAACAACTTGAACGCCTTGTCCCGGATCTGGCTCTTAAGGAACCGCCTGTGCTCGTCGGACGCTTCCCGCCACACATCGGAGCCGATCAATTCATCCATATCTTCAACGCGGTAGCGGGTATTACGCGTCAGCCGATCGGCGTACAGCCCGGAAAGCCGCTCAACGTCCTTTTTCGATACAGTCGCCATAACGGCCTCCAGTTAGACGCTCGCGAAATCGAGGCTGATCGGCTGGTACGCGCCGGAAGAATCCCGCTCGTACGCCCGGACGTACACGCGGCTGTCCAGTACTTGCAGACTTTCGGTGATCGCCCGCATGGCTTCCCGCCAATCCGGATCGTCGATCTCAATTCGCCGCAGGCCGAGCACAGCGCCGGTGTTGATGCGGCCTTTCTTGTCGACCTTAAACGCCTGCTCAACCACAGCCCGGAGTTCAGGCCGGGAATCGGCGCACCAGCGGCGCAGGCACCCGTCGATCAGCTCCTTTGCCGCCTGCAAACCCTCGTCGAACGTGAGCAGCTGACCATAATCACGGCACAGCTTGTACTTGCCGTCAAAAGAAAGGAGCTGCACGTTGCCCTTGACGCCGCCGAGCCGAACGCCGTACCGTTCGCCGGAAAGCTGTACAAAGGCGTCCACATCCGAAAGGAGGCTTGCCTTGACGGCCCGCATTTCCGCTTGCAGCGCCTTGATCTTCTCCATCTTTTCCTTGACCAGCGCGTCACGCTCAATGTCGATCGGGCGGATGTTGGCAATCGGCACGAGACACCCTTGCGCGTTTTCCATATAACCGTCAGGGAGTTGGGATTCGTTAAGCATTGTTTTTCTCCTTATATGTTGGGGAGTTC